TGCCCTTTCTAACATTAGGACTAACACCAACACCGACCCAAGTTTCGTCAACCTTCTTGTACCAAGACATAGACTCTTTAGATGTAATCATTTACGCCACCATCCTTTCTAACTCTCGGCAGACTCTAAACTTTTTTCCTACCTGAACACTAAACCTGTTTGTCTTTATAAGATCATCCCAAACATCCTTTGGCATTTTATAGTTCTTTCCATGTGCCTTTAACTTGACCCATTTGTAGCCTATCGTTTTTAGCTCATACATATAGTAACCACCATACCAACTTCTTGATTTAAGTCTGTTGGTTAAGAGATAGTAGTCAACTGCAAACCTGACTCTAGTACCCACATTCATTTCATTTTCTTTCATTTTTTTTACCTTTTTCAATTTATTAAAATAATGTCACATAACCCATTATACACTATTTAGACCAAAATGGAATATATATTTTATTTATTTAATTTTGGGTTTTGTAATTTATTCCAAAAAAGACTAGACAAATGAATATAAAAGTCCATAATGTATTTTTTAATTGAAGGAGAAAAAGATGACAAATATAAACTTTACCGAAAATGTTTCACATGAAACATTAAACTATTGGAAACTAAACCGACCAGACAGGATGACTACCTTTATGCAGAATGCTATAAACGAAGAGTACCTAGACAACCTCCCCTTGTTCTGGAAAACCTTTAGGGAGCTTTGGACTGATTCTGAATTTACCCATGAGATTAAAGATTTATTGTTTATGATAATAAGTGAACACTGGAAAATGGAAGTGGTCGCAGATTCCCATAATTGTTGCGAGAACAAAAATGAAAGAGAGCAGTACATGAAGCTGACCAATCAAGACAAGGTAAAAGTTTACAGAGGGCAGAGAGAAGAAGATGACACTGGCGTATCTTGGACATTGGATGAAGGCAGGGCAAAATGGTTTGGTCAAAGATTCTACTTCCCTAAAGAGTTTTCTGAGCAAGTCAACCGACCAGACTTGTATAGAGGAAATGCGGTCTTGCTATCAGGATGGGTAAAAGGAAAAGACATTGCTTCTTATTTTAATTGCAGAGAAGAAGAGGAAGTTCTTATACTGACTCCCGACAGAAGAATTAATGATCTAAAAATAGAGGTACTAAAAAATGATTGAACCCAACGAGCCACATGACGAGCATGGCAGACCTTTAATAAACGACTCCTACGAAACGATACTGTGTAACTTCACTGATACCCAAAGGGATATCATAAGTGAAGCTGTACGTTCATTTACAAGTCCTAACAATCCTGTATATGATGTAGAGGAAATAAGAAAAATTATGAAAGAATTATGGAAAGACAAAAGAAATGTATAAAGAAATTTTAAATGTATTTATATATACCTTTGTAGGGTTGTTATTTTTATCTATATTTTTAACTGTAATGGTTTTATTTTTACCTTATTACTTGGGGAAGTATTTGGTGGAGTTTTTTGAAAACAAAAAGGAGAGGTCATGGAACATGAAAGAATGAGAGAGTTATATTTATTGTGGTTTGCAAGCGAAGAAGGAGAGTAATAATGATGGAAGTTTCTAATGAATGATATCTACACACAAAAATTAGAATTCATAGTGAACAGAATAATAGAACAACAAAATCAAATTAGTTCTATGGATGAAAAAATAAGGGAATTAGATGAACAACTTTGCTTATTAGTAGACCTGTTTCATGACGACCAATATGAAAGAAGAAAAGAAAAAGGGTTGTTGTTGAACTAAACCAAAGGGAGATAAATAAATGACTAAAAGAAATAAACAAGCACTATGGGTATTGTTAGTAGCCATACCTTCGTTTGCGTTGGGAGTGTGGCAGTTCGGAATCGGAGGTGCTACCAGTAGTTTCGTAGCTATAGCAACTTCAATAGCAGTTACTTTAGGAGGAGCAGGTATCTTGGTAGGATTAATTATGCTTCTTACAAAAAACAGATTGGGGTGGTTTGATGACGACCTTGTATTAGAAGCAATTTTTAAAAAGGAGAAAAAAGAAATGACTAAAATTAAAAAAGAAGAACCTGTTGCTGAAGAAGCTGTAGTAAAACAGAAGCCTGTAAAAAAAGATGGCTCTGAAAGTATAGGTTTGATGCAACGAGAAAAAGAATTGCAGAAGAGGTCTGAAGAACTTAATGCCTTAGTTACTGAACTTGACGCTGAATTAAACCAAGTAAGAGAGACCCTAGAAACTAAGGGATGGATTCAATCTGCTGATGGTTGGGTTATAGGCTAATGGAAACATTTTTATACGCACTCACCAAATTTGCAATAGTCGCAATTCTAGCTGCAGTAACTTGGTGTATTTTGTACCTTGATGATGGAGACTTTTAAATGGAAATACCAGTATTTACTAGGTGGTGGGAGATAGCTTTATTCTTAATGCTAGGGTTATGCTGTGCAATTATATTTGTATTGATAAGCCCTTTTATTTTAATAAGAAAGTTATATGAATAGTTGGTGGTATGCACTAGCAGCAGAAATATCAAAGAGCGATTGTGAACGTCTATTAAATTTATACATAGAGTCTGCTAACCAAACAGGGAAAGTAGGACAAAGCAAAAAAAATGAAGAAATAAGAAAGTCCAAAGTCGTTGGGTTTCCTTATGGGAGTAGTTACGCTAAAGATATAAACGATATTATTGGAAGATATATCAATTTAGCAAACAGAGAATGTTTTGGGTTCAATCTTAATGGGGTTCAAGAGTTTCAAATAGCAGAATACAATGTTGGCAATTTCTATGATGAACACATGGATGCCACTTTGACTGACAACCTTTCCCAAAGAAAATTGAGTGTAACTGTGCAACTTACCAACCCTGATAATTATGATGGTGGAGATTTCACTTTCACTAAAGGCATTAATACCCCTAGCCAAATAGAATTAAAACAACAAGGAACTATATTAATCTTTCCTTCTTTTATTTATCACAAGATACTCCCTGTAACTAGAGGTACAAGGTATTCATTGGTGGGTTGGTATGAAGGAAACAAATGGAGATAAGAAATGATAATGAAAAACCTTTCAAGTAAAGATGTGGTCTTAATAAAAAGAGCATTAAAATATACAGTCAAGAATGGAGATTTACCAGAAGAACACGTTAGGAGGGCAGACTTCTTACTCAAAGAGTTAGATGAAGATGATTCAACAATGTTTTATGTGAGTATGATTACTACAATGATTAAAAAAGATTTGTTTAATGATATTGATGAGATTAAAGCTCTGTTAAAGGAATAAAGTTAGGGAAAATATTTACCCTTTTTTTTCTTTTGTTTTTTCAGAAGCATATAAAATGTTTAGTCCTGCTAATGTGCAAAGCCTATTTTTCTCGTCTAATCCTTTGGGTGTAATAGCAAATTCTTCGCCTTCTTTGGCTACGAATCCTGCGGTTACTACTTCTGCTAAATGATTTGTTGGAGTCTCTTCCTTGAACATCACTGATAATATTGCTCCTAATCTTTTATTTTGTTTTTTAGAAAGTCCCATTTATTTTTCTTTCCATCGCTTAAAGGTTTTACCATTCCAAAACAAACCGAGATAACAGTTGTTACAATTTGCAGTGAGTGGTTTTTTACTTGATGACATTCAGACTTAATTCCAGTCTTTACCTTCAAACATTAATGCCTCTGCATCTCTGCGCTTAACTAAACCTGCCAACACCTGACCACCTGCTTTATTCCATCTTTTAATCTGCTCTGGCACTTCTTGATACTTGCCTTCATTCAAAACTTTTAATAATGTTGATTCTTGAAAATTTCCTGAACCAAGATTAAATACCCAAGCCACTAACGCATCAAACATACATTGTTCAAGAGGCACTTTTACTAAATTATTTATATAGCCTTCGTATTCATCTTCTAATTCTTCTCTCAAGATATATTCAGCATGGCTCATTGACCACCTATCATGTTCTCTGACATTTTTAATGTGTCCATAGCCTATAGTCCACACTCCTGCAGGACAAAGATAAGCAACTGGGTCGCCTGCTCCATTCACAGGGCAACCTTCAAAGTGTTTGATTAGTGCTAGACCTTCATCGGATATGTGCATGTCATTCTCCCCACGTTCCATCTTCTCTAATTCTAGCGGTTTTTTTACCGCCCCAATACTCAACGGCATGTCCTTCTGCAATAAGTTTTGCGCAAACATCTTCGCCTTCTTCAGTATAAGGGACACCCAATATGCGACCATACTTACCTTTACCAAGTGATTTGATTTTGAATGCACCCACGCATAATTCCTTGAGTCTTTCTTTAGCCAAAAGACCCAATGCTTTTTCTTCTAGGTTTCTGGTGCGTGATTCGGGAGTGTCTATCCCTGCGAGTCTGACTCTTTGCTTGTGCAGTTTTACTGAGAATCCTAAGTCAAGAATACAATCTAATGTATCTCCATCTATTATTCTGTCCAAGACAGCGTTATAGACAAAAGCATCAGGTGCTTCACTCATTATTCTTTGGCTTTTTGTTGAGCCAGTTCTTTTGCCTTACCTATGTTCAAGGCACAAAGATCAATAGTCCATTTGTACGCCTTGCCCATCCATTTCTCATCGGACGGCGTGGGTGTTAATGCTGCTATGACACTAGCTGTAAAAACTATTATTGCAATGATTCCTATGATATCTAGTAATCCCATAATACTCTCCTATATTTTGTTATTCTCATACTACAACAGATTACTTCTCTTGTGGAGCTTCTTCTTCTTTGTCGTAATCTCTATAAAATCTAACTATCCCCAGTATCTCAGTGATGTATCTGGTTATATCTGCCATGTCCATACTCAAGTGTTCATACTCTTTACTGGACAATGTATAAAATGCTCTCTTAGGTGCTTCTCCTTTTTCAAGATTGTCTAAATACAATTTCATACTGTCGGGTGTAAGTATCTCCCAATCAACTGGATCCATTTGTACTTCCATAGGTAAAGGCGGATGGTACATCGGTTGTTGTTTAGCTATAGTGGTTACGGAGACAGGCTTAACTCTATCTCCCATCATAGAACAGCTTGAAGCCACTACAGCTAAACTAAGTAGTATCGCTAATTTCTTCATCAAATTGGTTGGGGTCGGTTAATTTTTCTAAATTTTCTAAGACTCTTTTGGATGCCCTGTTTATTTTGCCTTGCATTAGCTCTGGTTTAGCTAGAGTCAATTCATCTAAGTCATGTTTAGCAAATGTTTTTCTTAGCTTATTAACATTGCGCATCGCTTCTTGCTTTTCTTTTTCTAAAGAAGCCATAAGAGTTTGTGCTTTTTTTTGATTGTTTAAAGCGGTTTCAATAGCTTCGTTTTGTTCTTGAATTTTAGATTCCAGAATTAACTGATTGCCTTTTAACGTACCTATATTATCTTGGAGTCTATCTATATACCAAGCTGAACTTGCTATGGTAGCAATTAATAGCACACCCATTATTAAAGCTATTTTCATTCCAATGTATACACCTG